AAATTAGGGAGAGAGCCGTTGAACAATTTGGAGAAGAAAAAGTTGCGGCTGATGAAAAGGATTTAGAGCTTGGCGGATCGATAGCACTAGACCCGACCATGTTGGCTTCTTTCGGAGCAACAACCGCAATGAGAGGCATGGGTCAAGTAATGAGCCGCGCAGCACTTAACGCCGAAAAGAGCGCACTCAAAGCGATGGTGTTACAAACTGAGCAAGCTGGCGTGAAAGCGCAAAGGCTAGCATTGGAAGCCGCAATGGAACGAGCTGAAAAGGTCGGTTCAACCGTAGCGCAAAGGTCAGAAGCATTGAAATCTATCGGTAAAATGGACGAGGCTGTCAGATACGATGCAACCAAGATGCGTATTGGTGAAAAGATGAATGACGTTAAAGCTCAGATTGATGAACTCGCGTCAACCGAAGCGCGTATCGGTCAGGACTTAGCCGGATTATCCAAGCGGCAAGGAGTAGGTGAGGCAATGAACAATCTTGCCACCAAAGCCAAGCAATTTAACGAGATGCCAGCTAAAGCGGTTGGAGAAGTCACAGAACGCATTGGAGCAGGTCTATTGAAAGCTGACGCATGGCTTGATGATTTAGCAACCAGAACGGGCGCGGGTGGCTTTTATGACGCATTGAAGGGCATACCGGGTATCTCAGCGGGTGTTTTACTTGGACCAGCGGGGGCGGTTTCTGCTGTTTCGGCGCGTGTTCTTGCATCCGGTCCATTGCTCGAGAGCGTTGGTCGATTCACGAAGATTTTAGGTCGTGAACTAATTGCCGAGCGTGGTTCAGTTCCATATTGGAGACGTGTTGCAAATAATCCGACTATTTCCACCGCGCAAAAGTTTCTGTCTCATCGAATGGATGAATTGACCCTTGGCGGAAGATTACCAGAGATTGGCGGGCAAGTAGCGAAAGGCACGGCGGTTTCTTATCCGATGAACTTAGCGATTGAATACTTACAAGACCCTTACGGCAAACCAGAGGATATTGTAGGACGTGCGGGCGCGGCTTCATTGGTTTTCGGCGGTGGTTCAGCGGGTGCCGGTGCGATGTTCAAAGGTGATGCGGCAAGGTTGAAGCAAACCCGCATTAATGACGAAATCAATTTTACTCGAAACCTTTTAGACAGCCAAAAGCCCGGATATAACAGTTTGACCAAAGGCGCGAAAAGAAGCGTTTCAACTTATGCAGCGACATTCCCGAATCTCAATTTTGAGTTTATTGATGGCATCCCTAGCCAATATGATTCTGTAACAAATACAGTAATTATCAATCCCAAGAGTAACAACCCTTTACGCCCTTTGATTGCTCATGAGGTAGCGCACTACGCAACTATTAGAAATCAGATCACCCCTGTTATTCATAGTATGCTATTAGGGGATAAAGACACGCCTGGCATATTACAAAAAACCAATGGCGATCTAGACCCTGAATTTCAGAAGTTCAAAGATGCTTACGATCAAAGAACGGATTTAGCTAATATCCCTCGCCGTGAAATCAATAAAATAGCGGAAGAGTATTTCATCGAAAACACCGTCGATCATTTGGTGGATATGATGGAATCTGGCGAAATATCTAGGATGGCAGGACGCACACAAGCCAGCCGTCAACTAGGTAAATTTATCGAAACCACGATGCCACGACTGCCAATCTTGAAAGACTTCTTCTTCAGATCAGGCGGAGCAATGAGCGCGGGAGGAAGATTAGTTCAAGGAACTGGAATTTTAGCAGACGGCATAAGAGAGCTTCCCGAAGCAAGGGCAATGATGCGTAATCTTATGAAAGAGATTGCGGGTGAGGCTAGTATGCAAAAAGCTCGTAAATCCTTATCAGGTGAGGAAAAAGCAAACCTGCCAGTCAGAAAGGGTGATCCGATTATTGATTCTTTCCACTCCATTATGGAAACCGATAAGAACGGAGTTCCTATCTTAGATAAAAACGGAGATCATATTTCACTATCAAAAGGAACAGATGAAGCAAGGCAATCCGCTGGGCTAGTTCTAATTGAGGAACAAGTAAGGCGAGTTAATGATGGGTATTTACCCGATGATGGAGAAATCAAACTAAATGGAGAATCATGGCAAGGTAGATATATTAGCCCTACCACGATAAAAGCATTAACAGCAAAAGGAATATTAAACCCTAAGCAAATTGCCATATTAACGAATATCAACACCGCCACAAAAGCCGGATTAGGCACTAGATATACCGTAGTCAACCACCCAGCGACCATTAAAGGACGTGGCGGCAAGGTGCGATACGCATCACTAGAAGCGACTTTGCGCGAAACCGTGCCGACTGGATTTAGTATCACTAAGAAAGGCAATATCCTAGTCCACTTAATGAACGTCGATCAGCTACACCGCAATATAACAACCAGAGCAGCAAGTAAGCGCGGTCAATCGCTATACCAAGGTAATACCGAGGCCATCAAGCAGGATATTTCCGCCATGATGGAACTTCATGCAGAAAACACCAAAACCGATAAATACTATCAGGATAAATACGGCGCAAAATGGGAGGAACATCAGCAATTTATCAATAGTATCTTTGGACAAATGACCAATGAGCAAAAAAACATCAATCCGATGTTTGAATCCGATAAAATCAAAGGTGATGGAGTTTATCGCACGTATAGACTAGATCGTATATCAAAAGCAACCAAGATGGACGGCACGGAAATGCCTTTTGATTATGAAAAGGTTAAAGTCAATTACCTGCCAGACGGAGTCACCGAGAAATCAACTGAGTGATATAATTTGACTATTAGTTAATATATCCGTATTGCTTACAAAAGCATGAGCGAAGAAACGGAGTTAAATCCTTCCCCTACTCAATTAAAAGATGAAATGGTGAAAATCATGGCATCTGTGAGGGAACGCGCTAAGGAGCTTCCATGCCAAGCACTAGAAAACCGCAAGCCTGATATTGCAGCTAAGATCATTTGGATGCTGGCGCAAAATGCCAGCTATAAAGACATACGTGATTTAACGGGAGTATCAAACGAGGCAATCAGGCGAATTGACCATGAGCATAGCCAACACAACCTTGCATTTGCAGAACAGCGGAAAATCTTTGCCAACCGTTATGCAATGGCAGCAATGGAATATACCGACCTGCTATTTAAACGAGCCGAGCAACTGCATGATGATCCTGAATTATTAGCTCAAGTATCACCTGAAAAACTCGCAACGGTTGTCGGCATTATGCAGGATAAATCATCTATGCTATCAGGATCGACTAGCGCAGACTTGAATAAAAAAGAGGGGCTATCAATTGATGATGCACTTATGTTAATTGAGGCATCTCGTCAAAAAGCAGCCGAAAAAAGGCTTAATAAAGTAATTGAGGCGGAGGTTATTAATGCTTAATTGGACTCCGCACCCCATCCTTGCAATCCCATCCGATGAAGATATTGCGGAGATGGATGCAGCGGAGCTGATTGATCTATATACAAGCCGAGAAGAGGCGATTAAGAACGCTGATAAAGACCCATATAGGTATGGGTTTAAACTACCACACTGGGAAAAGGTTTGGGATCAACTTAATGAGGTTGATGAAGCTTTGATTTTGGGCGGAAACAGATCGAGTAAAACACAGATAGGCGCATTCACGGTTGTAAAAGCCGCCATCGAAAACCCAGGTTCAATTATCATGTGCTTTGCTCAATCCGCCGAGGTTAGCGTGAGACAGCAGCAATCAGCGGTATATAATTGGTTGCCACCTGAATATAGGATGAAGCAAACTAGCTCTAATACATATATCAGTTATTCACTTAAAAACGGCTTTACCGACAATAGCTTAATCCTACCAAACAAAAGCCAGATTCTATTTAAGACATATTCTCAATATCAGAACAATCCAACCTTTATTGAGGGCGCGGAACTTGGATCGAAGACAGCCAAATGGCATAATATCGGTGTATGGCTTGACGAGTATCTATTAGGGGAAGATTTGATTAGCACAATGCGTTTCCGATTGGCTACTCGTAATAGTAAAATGCTAGTTACCTTTACACCGATTGACGGATGGACGGAGGTTATTAAGGACTATCTAGACAAGGCTAAGACACTAGAAACAAAGACAGCTGAGCTACTAAATGGTGAGATTCTGCCATATGTCCAACGCAGTCACAAGCGTAACGCTTCAATTCATTACTTCCATACGATTGATAACCCATTCTCTGGCTATGAGCGATTAGCAAACGACCTTAAAGGCGAATCACGCGAAAAGATTCTGATTCGTGCTTATGGAGTGCCGGTAAAATCACAGGCTACCAAGTTTCCTAAGTTCAATAAAGAGGTAAACGTGATCCACGAAGACCTTGTGCCAACCAAAGGCGTTACGAGGTATCATATCATTGACCCAGCCGGAAGTAAGAATTGGTTCATGTGTTGGATTGCGGTTGATGGCAGCGGGACATATTATGTTTACAGGGAGTTTCCAGACGTAGGCATAGGCGATTGGGCAGAATGGAAAAGCGGCAAATGGATGCCAGGCGAGGGCGCGAAAGGGCTAGGCTATGGCATCAAGGACTATGTTGACCTGATAAAGAACGTCGAAGGAGACGAGGAAATCTATGAGCGGATCATTGACCCCCGATTAGGCGCGGCAAAATACCAAGCGCAGGATGGCAGTTCTAGTATCATCGAAGACTTAGCGGAAAATGATATTATTTGTATTCCCGCACCCGGACTAGATATTGAGGACGGCTTGCAAGCACTTATATCTAAAATGGGCTGGGATGTAAGCAAACCAATGGATAGCTTAAACCGTCCTAAGTTCTATGTAACAGAGGATTGTCAAAATATCATATCTGCATTATCGGAATATACAGGCGATGGCGGATTAAAAGAAGCATGGAAAGACCCTATTGACGTTCTTAGATATGCTTGCATTACCGGAATAGATCATATAGAAAGCAACTCATTACAAATAACCAGACAAGGATCAGGAGGATATTGATATGGAAACCAAAAAACGAGGCAGACCTGCTAAAGCTAAAGAAGAAGTAAAACCAGAAGAAAACGAAATTGAAATCTTTCGCTTATTCGTTATTTCCAAATGTCCCAATCCGCTTTGGGTTAGGGGTATGACTGAAAACAAAGAACGAGCTAATATCAAAGTTCCAAAGTCAACAATGGCTGATAAATTAGTTGGAAAATGGATTAACGCTACAAGGATTGACGGCGAAGAGAAAACACTATACAATTTTTACTCATGAATCAGCATCAAAGCCAAGATGAATCAATGATCTACGCCCAAAACGAGCCTGACGTGGGTTCGCTTACTATGGCATATGATAAAGCCAAGCTAGATCAAGAAGATTATATCTTGGCTTGCGAGCGCGGATATAATGATCGCCGCAATATATGGGCAGGGAAAAGCTATGACATGCGGAAAAAAGGGGCGAATGCTTTCCCGTGGGATGGGGCGAGTGACATGGAGGTTAATGTTATTGGCGAGCGTATTGATACCTACGTTGCTCTTTTGACACAGGCTCTTGATCGTAGCCATATCAAGGCTTTCCCAACGTCTCACGCTTCTGTAGCTAAATCATCGGTCGTTTCGCTTTTCCTTAAATGGATGCGTAAAAGCTATATTCCAGAGTTCAAAAAACAGATGGAACTAGGCGCGAATCACTTGCTTGAAAAAGGCATTATGATTTCCTATGTCGGATGGAAACGGGAAAAACGCACGTTCAAGCAAACCGTTACGATTCAAGAGATTGAAGAGGCAATGCCTGATTTGGTGGAAATTCTTTTAGGCGAAGACATTGAGGCAGCGGAACAAATCATTGCTCAAGCTTATCCAGAAATGAGCAAAAAACGACTTAAACGAGCCGTGCGCGATTTGAGAAACAAAGGAGTGGCGGAAATTAGTATTCCTAGAACAAGCGTGGATTGCCCCATTGTTAACTCCTGTGAGCCTGATGGCGAGGTTTTATATCCTTCCTATGTCACAGACCCGCAACGCGCTCCGTATATCTTTTGGCGCACGTTCTACACTCCCCAAGAGCTTGAGAAAAAAGTCGCTAATGATGATTGGGATGCGGATTGGGTCAAAAACGCCATCGAAAAACTAAAAGGCAAGGATCGCGTCACATACGAGACAGGCAGCGAGAGAGCGCAGAGACGTGATCTAGGAGACGAGCAAGACCTGATTATGGTAGTTTATGCCTATCAGCGTTTGATTGACGAGGAAGACGGCTCTGAGGGCATTTATTGCACGGTTTTCAATCCTACCTGCGAGGGATATGCTAAACATGAGCTTTTGAATGGATATGACGATTATCCTTTCATTGTGACCAGACTTAGCGACACGCAAAAAAGGATGTATGAAACCCTTTCTTTCACGGATTTCCTGCGTGGTCCACAATGGCAGGTTAAAACAGAGCGTGATAGCCGTATTGACCGCGCAAGCATGGCAACCCTTCCGCCGCTACTTCACCCAGCCGGACAATCCCCGAAAGATTGGGGACCAGGCAGACGAGTTCCTTACCGCCGTTTAGGTGAGATTGAATATGGTCCAACTCCATCCTTTGATCCTGGCAGCGAACGACTTGAAGCGCAAATGATTCAACAAGCCGATAAAGCCGTTGGACTAGACCTAGAAAACCCGCTTTCGACTATTCGCCAGCAGTTTATCGTTAATAAGTTCTTGGATCATGTGAAAGACATTCTAGCCTTGGCATATAAGCTATTCCAGCGCATGGGGCCGGATGAAGTGTTTTTCCAAGTCACAGGCAGTCCTGACCCTCAAATCATGACTAAGGGTAGCGCAGATGATAATTTCTCTATTATGGTATCATTCGATACCCGCGAAACAGATCCCGAAGCCGTGGAAATGCAAATCAAGAACATGGCTAACTTGATTCAACTAGACCGGAACGGGCGTATCAATTCCGATAAGCTACTTGAATTGATGGCGGCTAGTATCAATAGCCACTTGGCGGATTATGTTCTCGAGCCAGCCGAGCAAGCGCAAGACCGCATGATGAA